ACACCCACGCCTCCCTCCGCGACTGGACCTGGGAGAACCGCTATGACCCGGGCTTCCAGCTCACGGCCATCGTGGAAATGAACCGGAGCCTGTGGCGGAGGATCGCCGCGAACCCGGGCGCGACGGTCACGGACCAGTGGGCCTTCGTCCTGTCCAGCTACAACGGCGGGGCGGCGGGCGTCCTCCAGGATCGCCGCCTGTGCTCGAACACCCGCGGATGCGACCCGGCCCGTTGGTTTGGGCACGTAGAACGCACCAGCCTCAAGTCCCGCGTCCCTCAGCCCGGGTACGGGAACCGGAGCTGGTATGAGATCAACCGGAGCCATGTGCGGAACGTCCTGACGATCCGCCGGGCCAAATATCAAGCCTTCTGGAGGACGTGATGGCCTTGATCGTCCAAGACAACACGGGAGCCGTCGCCGGGGCGAACGCCTACATCAGCGTGGATGAGTTCAAGACCTACCACACTGACCGCGGCAACTCCTTCGCGGGCTCCACAGACCCCCAGATTGAGGCCGCGGTCATCCGCGCGACCGACTACCTGGACCAGCGGTTCAACTTCGTGGGCAAGAAGCGGCTGGGCCGCGACCAGACCACGGAATGGCCCCGGACGGACGCCTGGGACCGTGACCGCTACTACATCAACGACATCCCGCCGGAGGTGAAGGAAGCCTGCGCGGAGTACGCCCTGCGCGCCCTCGCCGCGGAGCTGAACCCCGACCCGGAGCGGAATGCCTCGGGCGTGGCGGTCCTGTCGAAGTCGGAGGCGGTCGGGCCCATCAGCGAGTCCGTCACCTTCGTGGGCGGGGCCGTATTCCAGATGCCCAAATATCCGGCGGCGGACCAGAAGCTGGTCCGCGCGGGCCTTGTCCGCTCCGGCGGCACGTTGCTGCGGGGGTGATCCATGGCACGGTTTGACTCCGCTATCGCGCTGGCCAAGAAGCTGATCAAGAAGAACGGCCAGGCCGTGACCCTCCGGGGCTTCACCGCCGGGGCCGCTCCCGATCCGGCGAAGCCGTGGAAGCCGGGCGGCAACGTCGCGGCGGACCAGCCCATTGAGGCGGTGTTCCTGGACTATGAGCAACGCTACATCGACGGCCAGACGATCCGCATGGGCGACCAGCGCGTGTTCATGCCTGCGGAGGGTCTGACGGCTCCGCCGGAGGTCGAAGGCTTGGTGCTGCGGGGCTCGGAGGTCTGGAAGGTCATCGCCGTGAAACCGCTGAACCCGAACGGGCAAGCGATCATGTATGAATTGCAGGTGCGCCAATGACCCTCCCGACCTTTGACAGCGCCCGCGACGAAATCCTTGGGCTGTTCAACACGAAGTGGACCACGGACACCCCGGCCCTCAACGGCGGGGCTCCGATCCGCGTGGAATGGCCCGGGGTGGACGCGGGCGACCCTCCGCCCGCGGACAAGCCCTATGCCCGAATCACGTTGCGCCACACTATATCGCGGCAGGCGACCTTCGGACCCACCGGCGGTCGCCGCTTTACCCGTCCCGGACTGATCACGGTACAAGTTTTCACACCGCTGTCCGGGGGACAAGGCTTGTCTCTTGCTGAAAAATGCGCGATAATCGCCCGGGACGCCTTCGAGGGGCGAGGCACCGCGAGCGGCATTTGGTTCCGCAACGCACGCATCCAGGAGATTGGCCCGGACGGCGCGTGGTATCAGATGAACGTGGTGGTGGAGTTCGAGTATGACGAACTGCGATGAACCCCTTGCCACTTGAATTGAGGAGTTACAACCATGGCTAACAAGATTGACTCGAACGTCACCGGCCTCCGCTACGCGGAGGAGGACACGATCAAGAACCTGCCCGTGTCGCCGGTGTGGTATCCGCTGGAGCCCAACGGCTACAACGACTTTGGTGGTCAGCTGACCACGGTCGCCCGGAACCCCATCAACCCGTCCCGCCAGCGCAAGAAGGGCGTGACCACGGACCTGGACGCCTCGGGCGGTTTCGGTCAGGACCTGACCCAGAACAACCTGACCCGCCTGCTTCAGGGCTTCTTCTTCGCGGACATCCGCGAGAAGGCCACCAACATCCCGACCAACGGGACCGCCGTGCCCTTCTCCGGCGTGACGGGCACCAGCAAGACCTACACCCTGGGCTCCGGCTCCGTGGGGTCGCAGTTCCTCGCCGGTGATCTGGTCCTCGCCTCGGGCTTCGGCCAGGCCTCGAACAACGGCCTGAAGAACGTCGCCAGCTCCACCGCCACGACCGTGGTGGTGACTCAGACCGCCGTGGATGAGACGCCCCCGGCGACCGCGAAGCTGATCAAGGTCGGTTTCCAGTTCGGCTCCGCTGAAATGAACATCGACGTGTCGGGCAGCTATCCGCGCCTGGTCCGCGGCTCGGGCACGAAGGACCTGACGACCCTGGGCCTTGTAGTGGGCGAGTGGGTGTTCATCGGCGGGGACGCGACGGCGACCAAGTTCACCAACGCCGCCAACAACGGCTTCGCCCGCGTCCGCGCGGTCGCGGCCACCTACATCGAATTTGACAAGACCGCCGGCACCATGGTGGCGGAGACGGGCACGGCCAAGACCATCCAGCTGTTCTACGGCAACGTGATCAAGAACGAGCGGAACGCGAACCTGATCAAGCGCCGCACCTACCAGCTCGAACGTACCCTGGGCCAGGACGCCAACGGCACCATGTCGGAGTACCTGGTGGGCGCGGTCCCGAATGAACTGAGCCTCCAGATTCGCCAGGCCGACAAGGTCACGGTTGATCTGAGCTTCGTGGCGACCGACAACGAACAGCGCGACGGGACGGCGGGCGTCAAGACCGGCTCCCGTCCCGACCTCGTGGACGCCCCGGCTTTCAACACCTCCTCGGACTTCAGCCGGATCAAGATGCACCTGCTGACCGCGGGCAACTCGAACCCCACTGCGCTGTTCGCCTTCCTGACGGAGCTGACGCTGACGATCAACAACAACGTCTCGCCCAACAAGGCGGTCGCTGTCCTCGGGGCCTTCGACGTTTCCGCGGGCACCTTCCAGGTGTCGGGCAACGTGACGGCCTACTTCGCGGACATCGCGGCGGTCCAGGCGGTGCGCAACAACTCGGACGTGACGCTGGACTTCGCCTTGGTGAAGAACAACGCCGGTCTGGTGTGGGACATCCCGCTGCTCGCCCTGGGCGACGGACGCCTGAACGTGGAGCAGGACCAGCCGATCACCATGCCCCTGTCGGTGGACGCGGCGGAAAGCGCGGCGGGCTACACCCTGCTGCTCAATGAATTCCCTTACCTTCCGAACGCGGCGGACGTATAATCAACTGAGCCCGGGGAGGGCTCCGGCCCTCCCTTCCCTCACCCTACGTGGAGAAACAGAGAATGAGCCTGTACAAACTGTTCAAGACCGACGAGAACCTGGAAACCGATGGCATCTGGCTGGAGTATGGCCAGAACGAAAAGGGCGAGCCGATCCGCATCAAGATCGCCCGTGCCGGTGGCCACAACTCCGCCTTCTCGAAGGCCCTGGAGAAAGCCACCCGCCCGTATCGCAAGGCCATCCAGACCGGGATGCTGGACAACAAGACCGCCGACAAGCTGTACAAGGAGGTGTTCGCGGACACGGTGGTGCTGGACTGGATCAACGTGGAAGGGCCTGACGGCAAGCCGATGGAGTTCAAGCGCGAGAACGTCCTGAAGCTGTTCGAGGACCTGCCCGACCTGTTTGCGGACCTCCGCGAGCAGGCCAACCACGTGGCGCTGTTCCGGGATGAAGTGCGGGAAGCCGACCTGGGAAACTCTGGGAAGTCCTCCTCTACGGGTTCGAGCAAGGCCCCGTAGAAAGGAAGATCATTGAGCAGTGTATGCGGTTCGGGATGCCGTTGCCCGACCGCATACAGAACGCCCCGGAGCTGAACCTTGGCTCAGAGCTATTCTACACGGGCTTTTTGGAGCTGACGTCATGTAGGCAAATGGGCATGGGCCTGGGTCCGATTCCGTTGTTGGCCATTCTGGAGTATTGTTTGATCAACGGAATCGACGGCGAGCAGCGGGAGGACTTCATTTGGTTCATCCAGCGGCTTGACTCGAAGTACCTTGAATGGAGTAAGGCCCATGGCAAGTCTAAGTGATTTCAGCAGACGCATCACCCTCCGGGGCCGAAAGGTCGCGGAGGGTGCTGACGCGCTGACGCGCAAGGTTGCCCTCGCCGCTGACCAAGCCGTGGTCTCAGGGACGCCCGTGGATACGGGCCGCGCCCGCTCCAACTGGATCGCCGCCATTGGCGGTCCCGCCTCCTCCGTCATCGACGCCTATGCCCCGGGCGAATCCGGGAGCACCGGCGCGTCCAACACCCAGGCCGCGCTGAATCAGGCCGAAGCCGTCATCAGCGGCTATCAGGCGGGGGACGAAATCCATATCACCAACAACCTCCCGTACATCCAGCGATTGAATGACGGATACTCCGCCCAGGCTCCGGCGAACTTCGTGGAGCAGGCGGTCATGGAGGCGGTCCAAGTTGTTCAATTTGGCCGTATTGTTGACGGCAATCCGGGGAGCTGATGATGGCCGAAGAACGCATTGACATAGTCATCACTGAGCGAGGTTCCCGGGTTGTTAAGCGCAACCTGGAGGACATCGGCGGCGGTGCGCGGAAGTCCGCGGACGCCGTGGACTTCCTGAAGAAAGCACTGGCGACCCTCGGGGCCGCGATCACTGCCGGCGAACTGATCCGACTCCTGGACACCTTCACCAATCTTCAGAACCGACTCCGGGCGACCGGCTTGGAGTCCCAGAACCTGTCCGCGGTGTATCGTGAGCTGCTGGGCGTAGCCAACAGCACACGCCAGTCCTTCGAGGGGACGGTGGAGACGTACAGCCGACTGGCCAACAGTGCCAAGGGCATGGGCCTAAGCCAGCAGGAGCTGATCACCTTCACGAAGTCTCTGAACCAGGCCATTGCCTTGTCGGGCGCGAGCGCGACGGAGGCCCAGGCGGGCATGATCCAGCTCGCCCAGGGCATGGCCTCGGGCGTCCTCCGCGGCGACGAACTGAACAGCGTCCTGGAGCAGCTGCCGACCGTTGCTGACGTGATCGCCAAGCATCTGAACGTCACGCGGGGACAACTTCGTCAGATGGGTCAGGACGGCAAGATCACCGCTGACATCATCTTCGACGCCTTCCAGAACGCCCGCGGCGAGCTGGATGAGCGGTTTGGCAAGGCGGTCCAGACCATCGGCCAGTCCTTCCAGGTCCTGAAGAACAACGTCATCGACCTGGTGGGCCGCTTCGACCAAGCAACCGGGGCCAGTGAGGCCATTTCCCGGGCGCTGCTGTTCGTGAGCGAGAATCTGGACACCATCGCCAAGGTCGCCTTGTCCGCAGCGGCGGGGCTCGCCCTCGTGGGCGGGACCGCGAGCGCGATCAACCTGGCCCGGAACGCGGTGCTGGCGCTGAATGCCGCTATCGCCGCCAACCCCATCGGCTTCCTCCTCGTGGTGCTCACCTCTGCGATCACCGCGCTGACCTTGTTCCGCGACCAGATCAACCTGGGCGTGGATGATGTCACGACCCTGGGCGACATGATGCGTGCCCTCGGGGAGACGGTCGGGGCCGTGTTCGGGGCGATCCGGCAGTGGGCCCAGGATACCTTCGGGCCGCTGATCCAACTCATCAAGGACTGGGTGGGCGAGGTCGATGTGAGCATCATCGGCATCCTCCGCTTCGTGGCGAAGGGCGTGGACACCTACACCGGGGCTTGGCGCGGAGCGATC